CCGCTAGGGTCTGGGTCGTCACTTTAGGCAACATGATCTCCATCCGGGTCGATACCAGTGGCATCAAGGATGCGATTCGCGCTCTGGAGCGGCTGCGCGACGATCTGCGCGACCGGGCCATGGTCGCCGCGCTGAACAAGACCGCCGACAAGGCACGCGTCGAGATGCGCCGCGCGATTACGGACGAGTTCGACCTCAAGGCGCGGGACGTGACGCCGCGCCTGGCTGTGCGCGGTGCATCGTTCAAGGGTAAGGTCAATCTGACGGCGATCCTCGAAGCGCTGCCCGGCAGCAAGCGCGGGCGGTCGATGAACGTGATCAAGTTCCTGCGCCGTCCGGTCTCTCCGGCCCAGGCGCGCAAGGGCAAGCAGTTGGGCTTCCGCTTCAAGCGAGGGGGGCCGATCAAGCAGATCCCGGGCGCATTCGTCGGCAACGACGGGCGCACCGTGTTCATCCGCGAGGCCGGCGCCGGCCGCCTGCCGATTCGAGCCGTCCAGGTGATCGACGTCCAGCAGATGTTCACCACGCGCCGGATCAACGCGCGCGTGGTACGCAAGATGGAGACGGACTGGCCGGTCGAGTTCGAGCGCGCAGCAAAGCACCTCATCGACCGTTTCAACCGCGCATGAGCTGGATCAACTACGACGACGTCGTTGACCAGCTGCGCGCCGGCGGGCTGCTGGTGGATCACATCGACGTCGATACCCACCGGCCTGTGCGCTGCCGGGTCGACGGCGAGGACGGCGAGAAGCGCGGATGGTACTGGCTCAGCACCAAGGACCTGGCGCAGGAGCGCTTCCTCGTCGGCGCCTGGGGCATCTACCACGGCAACGACAACGGCAAGCAGACGATCCGGATCAACCGGGACGGCGCTGCGGTATCGATCAGCGCGGAGGAGCGCGCGGCGATCCGCTCCCGACACGACGCCAACATGCGCCGTCTCAAGGCGATGCGCCAGGCGGAGACGGAGCGGGCGGCGCTGGAAGCCGAGCGCGTGTGGCGCGCCTACCTTCCGACCGGACGCTCCGACTATCTGGAGCGAAAGGGCGTCCAGGCCTACGGACTGCGCTTCGCTCCGAGCGGCAACGGCACGGTAGCGGTGCCGATGCTGCGGGCGGGGAGGATCGTCGGGCTTCAGATCATCCGCGGGCGCGATCGCGGCCGCAAGCTGGAGAAGCAGTACTGGCCGGCCGGGATGGACAAGGTCGGCGCCTACCACCTGATCGGTGCGGCGCATCCGGGGCAGGTGTTGCTTGTGGCCGAGGGCTACGCAACGGCGGCAACATTGCACGAGGCGACGGGCCTTCCCGTGGCCGTGGCCTTCGACGCCGGCAGCCTCATGCCCGTGGCCCAGGCGCTGGCCAAGACCTATCGCGGAGCGAAGCTGCTCATCTGCGCCGACGACGACTACCGCACCGAGGGCAACCCCGGCGTTACTGCCGCGTGCAATGCGGCGTTCGCCGTTGGCGGCGCGCACCTGGCGCCTGTGTTTCGCACTGAACGCTCGATGGACGGGCCGAAGAAGCCGACGGACTGGAACGACCTGCACGCCCTGGAAGGGCTGCATGAGGTCCGCCTACAGGTGGAGACCCACCTTGCCGGATTGGGATGGTCGTCGCGAGTTTCTTCCGCGCGGTATCTCGCGTCCGAGGGGAGCGGGGAGCGTGCCGAAATACCGTCCGTGCTCCAGATCGGCGAGGCGGTGGAGCGCTACGCCATGGTCTACGGCGGCAAGGGAACGATGTTCGATCGCATCGAGCACATGCTGGTGCCGAAGGCAGACGTGCTGGACCTGCTGCCCGATCATGGGTGGCGCGACATGCGTTCGCTCAAATCCGTTGTGCGTATGGACGAGGTCGGATTCGACCCGGCAGGAACCGATCCGCGCATCCGCTGCAATCTCTGGGGCGGCTGGCCGACGAAGCCGAAGTCGGGAAGCTGCGAGCGCTTGCTGGAGCTCCTCGAATACCTGTGCAGCGCCGAGAAGAACAGCCGCGACATCTTCCGCTGGGTGCTGCGCTGGATCGCCTACCCGGTTCAGCACCCTGGGGCCAAGATGGCAACCGCACTGATCTTCCACGGACGCCAAGGCACCGGGAAAAACCTGTTTTTCGAGTGTTTGATGTCGATTTACGGCGAATACGGCCGCATCGTCGACCAAGCGGCGGTAGAAGACAAGTTCAACGACTGGGCCAGCCGCAAGCTATTCCTGATTGCCGATGAAGTCGTCGCCCGCGCCGAGCTGTACCACGTCAAGAACAAGCTGAAGGGCATCGTTACGGGCGAGTGGATACGCATCAACCCCAAGAACATCGCCGCCCATGACGAGCGCAATCACTGCAATCTGGTGTTCCTGTCCAACGAGACCCAGCCACTGATTTTGGAACTCGACGACCGGCGCTACACGGTCGTGTGGACGCCGGAGAAGCTGTCGGAACAGTTCTATCGCGAGGTTCGCGCCGAGATCGACGGCGGCGGATCGCAGGCGCTGCATCAGTATCTTCTCGACCTGGATCTGGGCGATTTCCATGAGCACACGAAGCCGCCGAACACCGAGGCAAAGATCAAGCTCATCGATCGCAGCCTAGATTCTGTGGAGCGCTTCCTGCGCGACTGGAAATCCGGAGACATCGTTCATTCGCAGGAACAGGGCACGGTGCCGTTCTGTGCGTGTGGCTCGGCGCAGCTCTACCGCGTCTATCTGGAGTGGTGCCGGCGCATGGGGGAGCCGCGCCCACGGCCCGAGAACCAGTTCGGCGGGGACATCCAGCTGCGTCCTGGTTGGTTCAAGGGACACCGCGACCGGAGAGAATCACACGTCAGTCCGCGCTCGGTGCGCCAGCGCTTCGTGATCCCGAGCGATGAAGCGCTGAGCGATGCGGCCAAGCTGGGGCGACCGGACTACCGGAGACGTCCGGAGGAAAACCAGACCGAATGGTTGACGCGCTGTTTTTTCGACTTCGACCTGGCGATGGGCTCATGAATCGGTACGCACAGGAGCACGGGCTTGCGAACGGGCTACCGCACGGGTTTTTCTCTGCAAAATCAACGCGCCGCACGGGTGCACGGCTATTGCGCGCACGTGTGTACGGGACGCATGCGGGCCAACTCGTGCCCGCCACGCGCACGACATCAGGCCTCGCGCGTATACATCATGCCGTGCGCCCGTGCGCTAGCGTGCAATCAGGCACTTACGCGTGCGTAGGCGTGCGGTCTGCGCGTGCGGGCCGTGCGCTCGCGCGTTTACCCATCACCTACGCCCCCGAAAAAGAGAGATGAGCGAGGGAGGGATCAGCCGCGCTGCATTCGCTCGTCTGCGCGGGGTCAACCGTTCCAGCGTCACTCGCTGGGAGCAGGCCGGCCGCCTGGTGCTGACCCCGGACGGCAACATTGATGCCGCATCGAGCACGCAGCGGCTGATGGAGACCAGCGGCCACCGGGCCGACGTAGCGGCCCGCCACGCCGCGAATCGTGCATCGGACATACCCACACCTCAACCCGACGAGAAAAACGAGCCAGAGGCCCGTTTTCTCGGTTCCCGCGAGACGCGGGCGGAGGCGCAGGCGCGCAAGGAATCCGCGGCGGCCGATCTGCTGGAGATCGAACTTGCCACCAAGCGAGGATCGCTGATCGCCCGCGAAGAGGTGGACGCCGCGATGCGCGCCATCGGCACCACGGTGCGCAGCCTGCTGGACGTGCTGCCGGATCAAATCGCGCCGCTGGTGGCGCCGGTGTCCGACCTGGAGGAATGCCACCAGCTTCTGGGCGATGCGGCGCGCGATGTTCTGGTGCGGCTGGGCGAGGCAGTGACGCGGGAAAAGGCCAGGATCGTCGTCAGTGAAGACAACCGGGAAGGAGGCAGGACGTGAATGATGCCCGGAAACCAGTCGAAGTGCGCCGAGCGGAGCACATAGCGCGAGCGCCGGAGTCGGCCAAGGGGGTGATAGCCAGGGCCTTCAAAAAAATCGCTTCTCCGCGCGAGGCGATCAAGGCCAAGTGTCTGGAGTGCTGCAACTACAGCCGCGACGAGATTTCCAGCTGCACGGTCGTGCTCTGCCCGCTGCACAACTACCGACCCTTCGCCGCAGTCAAGGCACGATGACTGCGATCGCTCCGACCTGCGGCGCCGCCCACTGCCTGGACGTCTTCTGGCGCTCCGCGTCTCCTCGCGCCGCACTCACCGTTTCCCAGTGGGCCGACCGCCACCGCGAACTGACGGGAAAGCAGAGCGGCGAGCGCGGACGCTGGCGTACCAGCCGCACCCCGTTCCTGCGCGAGATCATGGACTGCCTGAGTGCGCAGTCGCGCGTTACCGACGTCGTGGTGATGAAGTCCAGTCAGGTCGGGGTGAGCGAGGCCACGGTGAACTGGCTCGGCTACATCATGGACCACGCGCCGGCGCCGACTATGGTCCTGATGCCCACCCTCGAACTGCGCGATGCGTGGAAGGCGCAGAAGCTCAACCCGCTGCTCACCGACACGCCGGTAATCCGGGATCTGCTCGGAGGGATTCGCAGCCGCGACGCCGCCAACCGGCAGGACATGATCGACTTCGCCGGCGGCGTGGGCGTCCTGTTCCTCGCCGGCGGCAACTCGGTCAACAGCTATCGGCAGAAATCGGTGCAGTACCTGGTGATGGACGATCTCGACTCGTTCCCCGTGGAGGTGGGCGACGAGGGCGACGTGATCATGCTCGGGCGCGCCCGCACCAAGAGCTTCCCGGTCAAGGCCAAGCGGCTGCTTATCAGCACGCCGACCATCAAGGGCGAGTCGCTGATCGAGCGCGAATGGCTGAAGAGCGACATGCGCCGCTACCACGTGCCCTGCCAGCACTGCGGCGAGCTGCAGCCCCTGGTGTGGGGCAATCTCAAGTTCAGCGAGCATGCCGAGCAGGCCTGGTACGTGTGCCGGGAATGCGGCGCCGAGATGCACGAGCACCACAAGCCCAGCCTGCTATCCAAAGGCCTGTGGATCGCCGAGCATCCGCAGCGAACGATCCGCGGCTACCACATCAGCGCCCTCTACGCGCCGATCGGATTGGGCCCGAGCTGGCGCGACCTCGCGATGGAATGGAAGCACGCCATCAAGTCCCCGGTCACGCTCAAGACCTTTGTGCAGATCCAGCTCGGCGAGACCTGGGAGGAGCAGGGCGACAGCATCGAAACGGTCGGTCTGCTCGCCCGTCTGGAGGAGTACCCGGAAAATCTGCCGCGGCTGGCGCGCACCTTCGGCGGCGACGTGCAAAAAGACCGAATCGAGCTGACCGTCATCGACTGGGGTGCAGGCGAGGAGGCCTGGGTGCAGGATCACATCATCCTGCCGGGCGATACGGCACGTCCGGAAGTATGGGAGAGCCTGGCGCAGGAACTCGACGACCTGTCGCCGGA